GCCTTCGTCCACATCCGTGGCGCGCTGCAGCGCTTCACGGCCGAGGCCGGCATCGCCTCCGCGGCCACCGTGCCCGTCTCGGCCCTCAAGGGCTTCAACGTGGTCAACGCCGAGCCCGGCTGGGCCGGCTACGACGGTCCCAGCCTGCTGCAACTGCTGGAGCAGTTGCCCAACACGCCGACCGACACCGGCCTGGCGCTGGCCTTCCCCGTGCAGTGGGTGGAGAAATTCTCGTCCTCGGCCGATACCAGCCAGGGCCGCCGCGTGTTCTGGGGCCGCGTGGCCGCAGGCCGCGCACGCGTGGGCGACGCCGTGCAGATCCTGCCCAGCGGCCAGCAGGCCGTGATTGCCCAGGTGCTGGACCATGCCCGCGTTCCCGGCTCCATCGACGCGGGCCTGTCGGCCGGCATCACGCTGGACCGCGAGGTCGATGTCTCGCGCGGCGACTGGATCGTCGCCGCCCCGGTGGCTGCGGCAGCAGTGGCAGACGACGACTTCGATGCCCCCGGGACACAGCCGGCATGGCCCAGCCAGCGCGAGCTGACCGCCACCGTGGCCTGGATGGACGAGCAGCCGCTGGTCCCCGGCCGCACCTACCTGGCGCTGCACGGCCACCGCTGGATCAAGGCCAAGGCCCGCCGCGTGGTGCACCGCCTGAACATCCACACGCTGGCCCAGGAAGAGGCCACCCAGCTGGAGCCCAACGCCATCGGCCGCGTGGAGCTGCTGCTGCAGGAAAGCATTCCCGCGGCGCCCTTCGCCCAGGCCCGCCAGCTGGGTGCGCTGATCCTCGTGGACACGGCCAGCCACGCTACCGCAGGCGCTGCACTGCTGGATTGAGCAACTGGACAGTCCCGCTTCGCGAGCCGGCACATGCCGGCTCGTGGGCTTTCAGAAAACCGCAGCAGTCCGCGCCAGAATCTCTTGCATGTGCAGGACCGTGTTCCGAAAAATTCTAGAATCCCGGGTTGATACCGACATTCACACCGCAAATAAAAGACTCCCATGACTCACGTCGTCACCGAAAACTGCATCAAGTGCAAATACACAGATTGTGTGGATGTCTGCCCCGTGGACTGCTTCCGCGAAGGCCCCAACTTCCTCGTGATCGATCCTGACGAGTGCATCGATTGCGCCGTGTGCATTCCCGAATGCCCGGCCAATGCCATCTTTGCCGAGGAAGACGTCCCCGCCGACCAGCTCGCCTTCATCAAGCTCAATGCCGAGCTGTCGCTGGAAAAGGGCTGGAAGAGCATCACCAAGCGCAAGGCCTCGCTGCCCGACGCCGACGACTGGAACGGCAAGCCCGGCAAGCTGGACCAGCTCGAACGCTGAAGCCGCGCAGCCCATGCAAGACACCTCCGGCGCGCAACCGATCCAGACCGATGCCCTCGTCATAGGCGCAGGCCCGACGGGCCTGTTCAAGGTGTTCCAGCTGGGGCTGCAAGGCATCCGCTGCCATGTCGTCGATGCCCTGCCCCATGTGGGCGGGCAGTGCGCGCAGCTGTACGGCGACAAGCCCATCTACGACATTCCCGGCATTCCGGTGTGCACGGGCCATGAACTGGTCCAGTTGCTGCAGCGGCAGGTCGCGCCCATGGACGCGCAACTGCACCTTTCCCAGCAGGTCGCCCAGCTGCAGCGCATGGACGATGGCCGCTGGCTGGCGCAGACCTCGCAAGGCCTTGAACTGCATGCGCGCAGCGTCTTCATTGCGGCTGGCGTGGGCGCCTTTGTGCCCAAGGCGCTGAAGGTGCCCGGCGTGGAGCGGCTGGCTGCAGGCCAGCTCCACTACCATCCCGCCGATCTGGACATGGTGCGCGGCCAGACCGCCATCGTCCACGGTGGCGACGAAGAGGCCGTGGCCGCGGCCATTGCCTGCGCCGACAGGGCCCAGACCACTTGCCTGCTCTACCGCCGCGACGCCTTCCAGGCTTCGGCGCCGTTGCTGGAGCGCCTGCAGGAGCTGCGCGACAGCGGCGCCATCCGCGTGGTGATCGGCCAGATCACGCAACTGCATGCCGACTCAGGCCTGCTGCGTGCCGTGCAGTGGATGGATGGCGAAGGGCAGGAGCATGAACTGGCGGCGCAGCAACTGGTCGTCTGCCTGGGCATCTCCCCCCGCCTGGGCCCGGTCGCCGAATGGGGCCTGGCCATGGAGCGCAAGCAGCTGCTGGTGAACCCTGCAACCCAGGCCACCGATGCGCCAGGCATCTATGCGATCGGCGACATCGTCAGCTACCCGGGCAAGCACAAGCTGATCCTGTGCGGCTTCCATGAAGCCACCATGGCGGCCTTTGCCGCCGCCGAGTACCTGCAGGGCGAGAAACCGCTGCTGCAGTACACGACGACCAGCGCACGGCTGCACGCCATCCTCGGCGTTTCCCATCCGGACGCCTGAGCTTGGTGTTCGCCGCCCGGCGACCCTACAGTTCGGCGCGGCAGTGCCGATAAGGTGGGCAGCGTCCACTCATGCACATCAAGCCTATGGTTGCCACTCTAGAAGCCCCTCCCAGCACTGCCGTCGCGCCACCGGCCGATCCGCGCAGCTTCACCTTCCAGATGCCGCTGTTCCGCCCGGGCACGCAGGTCACACAGAACGGGAAGGCCGAGAAGGTCAGCCACGTCATACTGCGCCGCCGTGAACTGATGGTCTATCTGGTCGGCCATGAAGACCCCGTCAGGCCAGAGCGGCTGAGCATCGCACCCTCGATGTTCACCACACAGCGGCGCCCTGAAGCCCTGAGCTGGATTCTTTGACAGAAAACCGGGCCTGGGCCCGGTTTTTCATCGACGACCCTTCGAGACTCAGGCCTCGCCGCGCCCGGCCATCTTCTGGCCCAGGCGCACGGGCGCGGCATGTGTCCACTGCGCGTTGAAGCGCAGCCCTGCCGATGCGGGAAACAGCATGACGACGGTGGAGCCCAGCTGGAAGCGCCCCATTTCCTCGCCCTGGCCCAGGACGATGGACTGGTCGTCGTAGCGCCAGTCCTGGATGCGACCGGGCCGCGGCGGATTGACGATGCCGTGCCACACCGTTCCCATGCTGCCCACGATGGTGGCCCCCACCAGCACCAGCACCATGGGACCGTGGTCCGTATCGAAGACGCAGACCACGCGCTCGTTGCGCGCAAACAGGCCCGGCACGCCGCGCGCCGTGACCGGGTTGACCGAGAACAGTTCGCCGGGCACATAAATCATCCGACGCAACCGGCCGGCACAGGGCATGTGGATGCGGTGGTAGTCGCGCGGGCTCAGGTAAATGGTGGCGAAATGCCCGTTGTCGAACTGCCGCGCCAGCTGCGCATCGCCGCCGACCAGCGCCGTGGCGCTGTAGCTGTGCCCCTTGGCCTGGAAGATCTGCTCGCCCTCGATGGCGCCGATCTGGCTGATGGCGCCATCCACAGGACAGACCCAGTCAGCCGAAGCCAGCGGCCGCACACCGGGCTTGAGCGCCCGCGTGAAGAACTCGTTGAAGCTGGCATAGGCCGCAGGATCGGAATCGGCCGCCTCCGACATGTCCACGCCATAGCGTGCAATGAAACGACGGATGACTGCCGTGGTCAGGTCACCCGCACGCGCCTGGGCCAGGCGCCCCATGACGGCAGTCAGCGCCTGCTTGGGCAAAAGATACTGGGAGAGAACGGCAAGTCGATCAGACATCGAGGTTTTGCTATAAAAGTAATAGAAGCTGTGGGCGGATTCTAGCCAACCCGCGACCATCGCCCCTCCTCGGCTACCGCGGCCTTCAACCCTGGCCGGACCGCCCCAAAGCCTCGCACACGTTTTTCGAGGCCATCTCATCACACGCGGATGACAAAAGCCTCGCCGTCCCAGCACGAATCCGACCTGTGTTTTGCGTACGATGGCCGCTTTGAACACCGCCCGCACGGCGACGAATACAACACTGTAGAATCAGGAAGTTTAGGTGTTGCCGGGCTTCGTCTTTGCGACACCGTTGTGACCTGGTCCTCTGTCCGGTCTGCGCCTTTTGCGCAGAACATCCACAGCCTTTTCAGCCTGACCACGTACCCCATGTTCTGTGGGCCAGGCAAGGTTTTCGTGGTTCCGACAAATGAGTGCCGCAACCGACCCAGACCTAAGAGATTGAACACATGGCCAAAGAAGAACTGATTGAAATGCAAGGCTCCGTCACGGAAGTCCTGCCTGACTCTCGCTTTCGTGTGACGCTGGAAAACGGACACCAGCTGATCGCCTACACCGGCGGCAAGATGCGCAAGCACCATATCCGCATCCTGGCTGGCGACAAGGTATCGCTGGAGATGTCGCCCTACGACCTCACCAAGGGCCGCATCACCTTCCGCCACCTGGCCAACCGTGGCCCCGGCCCTGGATCGCGTTGAACAGAAAATTCGCACATTGCGAAAATACCCATTTTTTTGACGCTACAATAGCGTTTTAGTCGGAGCGTAGCGCAGCCTGGTAGCGCATCTGCTTTGGGAGCAGAGGGTCGCGAGTTCGAATCCCGCCGCTCCGACCAAATGATTCAAGCCCTTAGCTGGAAACAGCTAAGGGCTTTTGTCTACATATCTGCAAGGTGTCTACACTTTGCTGTCTCGCGGGACTACGCTGGTCCCGCATCAAAGACCTCGACCGGCGCCAGCCGCAACAGCTCAGAGGCCTCTTTCACAGTCCCCGCTAACCACTGATCAACGTCCCCAAGCTCGATCGGGATCACGCTGCGCTTGTCCTGCTTGTCAGCCGGGAGCTTCGGGTCAGGCTTGTGCATCCTTGACATGAGCGGGTGCGAGTCCGCGTTGATCGTGAGCATTGTGTAGCTTTCGCGGACCTCCTTCGTGACGGGGTCCACCCATATGTTCCAGAGCCCGGCAAGGCCCCATGGATCACCATCCGCGCGGGCGAACCTCCACCACACGTTTTTGCCGGTCTCCCAGCATGGCTCGTCGAACGTCGTCGCGGGGATGATGCAGCGCTGCCCGCGCGCCCAGGGGTGCTTGTAGCTGGCCTTCTGCGCAAGCTCCTCGCTGCGGGCGTTGTTCGTCGGGTACTTAAGCTTGGGCTCTTTCGCAAACCACGGGATCAGGCCCCACTGCCCGGCGACAAGCTCGCGGCTGTAGCCAGCGTCGTCCTGGGCGCGGCGCACGAATGCTCCCGTGCCGCGCGGGAAGACATCTTCGTCCCACCAGCGGCCGGGGTTGTGCCGGCCAACGTGCCACATGCGCTCAATCTCGGTCTCGCGTGGGGACTGGTATCTATTACACATAGGGCCACCTCTTTCCAGGCCGCTCGATCGCCGCCTTGGCCGCAGCGTACTGCCGATTGAGCCAGCTGCCCATCAGCTCCAGCGCCGGGTCGATGCCGGCCCGGTCAGGGCAGCACAGCCATGTTTGAGGCCATTGCCTCAAATCGCCCTCGTCCCACTCCTGGCCCTGAAGCAGCATCGACCCATCAGGACGGGCACGCAGCATCTCCACGCGGATCATGCCGCGTGTGAGCTCATTGCCTGAGCCGCCAGGATCGATGATGTCCACCCTGTCGTCGCCACATTCGTTTGTCGTCAGCAGCAGACCGGTCACTCGGTGCACCTTCTGGAGCTTGTGGATCGGCATGTAGACGCCGCAAAAGCGGAGGCGCAGCATTGTCACCGGCCAGCCGGCTACCAGATGCCCCTCGCGCTCGCGCACGCTGCCAGGGGAGCAGCCGTCGCGCTTGTACCGTCCCGGCAGGTCGGGCAACCCTGTTGAATCGTGGGGCATGACATTTTTACTGTATGAATGTACAGTTATTATGCAAACCCGATCTCCAGGAGGTCCAGATGATCACCCCTCAAGCAACCCAGAAATTCTCTCTCTTGAGCATGCCTGAGTGGTTCGGCGTGCCCGAACTGGATGCCCTCCCAGCGCCGCCGGAGGCCTATCAAATCGTGGAAGCCCAGCCTGGATGGTTTGAGGTGCGCGGGCCCGGCGGCGCACTGGTGTACAGCGGCTTGGGTCCCGTGCAGATCCTTCCAGCGCGCCATGGCTGACAGCCTGATCTGGGGCGGGCAGCCCGTGGCGCCAGGCTGGTATGCCGTGGTCGTGGACTACGGCCGCCTGCCCTTCCCGGCTGCTCGGCGTTGGACCGGCACGCTCTGGGACGATGAGCGCGGCATCCGCGCGTTCCAAGGCCCGCACGAATCGGCCGCCGAGGCGCTGGACTGGGCAATGGAGATGTGCCCCGAAGATTGACGGCACAATGCCGCCCATGGCAATCGATCCGACACATCCGAAACACACAGTTCACAAGCGCGTTGTCCAGGCGTTCCAGGGGCACTGGGCGGGACACGACAACAAGTACCCGCAACGCTTTCGCCTCCCACCCGAAGAGCTCTATCACCTGGACCATGTGATGCACAAGGGCGAGCACCCGGGAATCATGTGGGGTGTGCCGCTCGACGCAGACCCCAGCACCAAGGGCGAAATGGTCGCGATCGACGGCACGGTGGTGTCGATTGCGCCGCCTGAGTCGGAGCCTACTGCCTGATCGGCCAAGCATCCCGCATCAGCGCGGCGTCAGCGGCGTGGCCATCAGCCGCTCGCGCGATGTCTGCACCGCGCTCTGCCATGCGTCCACCTCGGTCTGCCAACTCTTGGAGTACGGCTGTGCAGGTTGAGGCGTACTGAGCGAGGGCGGGCTGGGCAGCTCCAGCGATGCGCTCGGGGAGGCCGGCAAAGTCGCCCCGCATGCCTGCAGTAGCAGTGCGCAGGTCACGCAGGCTGCGATCGAGATCCTGCTGTGCGGCCTGGTTGCGCTGGCCCGTGGCCTGGAAGGTTGCGAGTGCATCGGTCAGTCCTTTCTGAAATCCGGCCATGTCGCGCACGGCTTGCTGTGTACTGACCAGCGCGGCGCTGGTCTGTTGATGCTGCAGCTGCTCGATCTGCAGGCCGTAGCGCTGTCCCTGGGTCCAACAAGCGCCGCCGGCTCCGATGGCCAGGGCGACACCTGCGGCCGCGAGGTGGGTGTAGAGCGTGGAGATCATGTGCCCACTCCCATGACGGCAGCGCGCGCCTGGGCATGGAATGCATCCCACGTCTGCCGGTGCGGCTTGCCAGGGCGCCAGGTGCGCAGCGCGTAGAGATCCCACGCGCCCTGCACGTCGCTTACAGCAGGCAGCCGGCGCGGGTCAGTGAAGAGCAGCAGACGGGCCAGCGCGGCGGCCAGCACGTCGTCTTGCTCGATGGCCTCCCATATGCTCGTCGGGACCGGCAAGCACCCGCGCTGCTCAGCAATGGTGCGCAACAGGCGGTTGGTGGATGGGTGCAGGAACACGCCCCAGACGCCGCCACGGCTCGCCGCAGACCCGCGCTCGAACTGCCAGAAGCCCCGGGCCGGGCCCTTGGCGCCGGGCTGGCCCTGCACCAGCTGGTAGCGATACTGGAAACGCGATTCCTGCAGGCCGATGGCCAGCAACATCACGCGCGCCTCGGGCGTGTCCATGGCGGCCGGCAGAAGAGCCAGCGCTGGGTTGATCGCGGTCTTGATGATGGTGTCGAGGATCATTGGTCTTCCTTTGGCTTGTCGATGCCCAGCTTTTTCTCCAGCACTTTTTGGCCGGCAGACTCAACCCAGATCAGCCCCTTTGCCCCAGCGTGGCCGCTCATCCCCACAATCGCGGAGGTCAGCAGCGGGTTGAGGGTGAAGTACTCGCACAGCCAGAACGCGACCAGGCCGGCGAACGCGCTCACGCACAGCTCGCCGATCAGCGATGACAGGTTCCAGGCCAGGATCTCGCCGCGGCGGACCTTCATCCACCAGGAGGCGAGGCCGCCGAGCAGGGCTGTTCCGAGCACGATCCCGTATTCCTGCAGCGTGTAGCTCAGGGGCGTTTTGACTGCCGATTGCGCCCATACGGCGATAGGCACCACCAGGTGCAGGCAAACGAGCAGAGAGATGAAGATGCGCATCGGGCATTCCGTTCGGGCAAAAAAAACCGCCGAAGCGGGTTGGTGTTGGGTGGTCTCGGCCTACAGGGCCTCGGCGTAATCGAACAGGGTTGGCAGATCGGCCGTGATGTTGAGCGCAGCGGCAAGCAGCAGCACAGTCGGGCTGTCGTTCTCAATCGTTGCTGCGCCCTGCCAATCGACCAGCGTTCGATAGCGCGCGTGCTCGTCCTCAATGGAGTTGATCGCCGCCAGGATGGCCTCCTCACGGATGCTCTTGAGGTCGTACAGGGCGAGCAGCGCCTGGCGCTTGGTGACGCGCACGCGCGCTGCATCCCGTGCCTCCTGCTCGGCTTTGGCCTTTGCGGCGGCCACGGCCTGCAGCTCCTCTGCCGACAGCGGCAAGACAGACCACTGCTGCCGCCACACGCCGTCGATTTCCACGGGCTCGATCTCGACAGGCTTGTGTGTGTCCGCGTTGTGCTCAGGCGGCTCCGAGCGCTCAACGAGCGCATAGCATTCCAGATACTCGGCGGCAATTGTGCGAGGATTCGCTGCGTATATATCAGCAATGCTCAGCGGATATTCACCAGTTTCTTTATTCAGGTACATATATGCCCCTTAAATCACATTTCCGAGCCGCGTCCCTGTAGCGATCCAGGTTACGAATGAATTCCCGTCAACGTAATATCCTGCAGGCCCTCCGGTGCCAGGTGTGCTATAGGACGGCGACCCCGGCTCAGACGTTCCGCTTGTTGATCCGGATGACCCAGATTGACCGGCTAATCCAATTGCGCCACCATCGCCACCCCTTCCGCCAGATGCGGAATTTTCCCCAGGCACCGAGTCATTCGACCCCTGATTACCAACCCCGCCAG